GGCGGCGATTTTCCGATCTTCGAACCTGGTGACTTTCTCCTACCAGGCGTTAGTTCACCGGTCGAAGGCTAGATTCCGCGTTGTCAACGGTGGGCGGCGGATCGGGAAATCAGTTCTAGGCGGCAGGGAAGCATACGCCCAGCTGTGTATCCCAGGTTCCTACGTCTGGATCGTTGGTCCTACAATGGACTTGGCCGAGAAAGAGTTCCGAGTAGCCTGGAAACTCATCGTTGACGGTGGGATGGTTCCAGTACAACGGAAATCAGAACGAGAACTCTTCTTACAGCTCAAAAACGGCTCATATCTCGAGTGCCGGACCGAGGAGAACCCAGACCAGCTCATTGGAGAAGGTTTGGACGCAGTCATCTGCGCAGAGGCCGCCAGGCTCAAGCACAGGACCTGGGATCAGTATCTACGGCCCGCGCTGGCAGATAGAGGCGGCTGGGCTCTCCTAACCAGCACTCCCCGTGGTTTCAACTGGTTCTACGACTTCTACAACCGAGGCCAGAGCGAGGAAGATCGGTACAAGGATTGGGAGAGCTGGACAATTCCGTCCGCTATGAACCCAATACTGCCGGCGGCTGAGATTGCTGAGGCTAAACAAAACTCTTCGCCAGAAGCATTCGCCCAGGAATGGGAAGCTAAGTTCATTGCCTACGGCGGCCTTGTCTTCCCCGAGTTCGACCAGACCAAGCATGTTCGGCCCCACAAGTTCGACGAGAACCTCGAAACGCAGCTTTGGATCGACCCAGGGTCCTCCGCGCCCTACGCAGTACTCCTAGTTCAGATCACTGGGGATGAACAGGTTCGCGTTTTGGATGAAATCTACCTCACAGGCCACACAACGGCTGAAATCATCCACATTGCGAAGCTAAAGTGGCCGCAGGCGCTGTTTGATTCACTTGGACGACCGAATCCTTATCTAAGGGTTACAATCGACCGGGCAGCAGCTGAGGCATCAGCAACTTGGAGGCTTCAGGGCTTCAACGCCGGCGGCGACAAGCCTCTGAACATCAAAAAGGGCATCGAGGTTCACCATATCTTCTTAAAAGATGAGGTTATCCTCGCTAATGGGGCAACGACCCCCAGAATCACCTGGGACCCCCGCTGTGTTAACTCCATCAAGGAGCATGGCCTCTACCACTATCCAGATCTTGCGCGACAAAGAGTTGAGAAAAGTCCCACCGAGGTTCCTGTGGACGTGGACAACCATACGATCGACGCGATCAGGTATGGCTACTACAACAGGTTCCCCGAGCTCTTCAACGAAGAGAGAGCTCGCGTAGATATCGAGTACATGGAATACGACGAGCTCATTCCAGATATTCGGGATCGCGTAGACTTGGGGCAAGATTGGTAAACCGAGGCGGGCGACCGCGACCTCCACTTTCCGAAGAAGATTTGTTCGAGGCTTGGAGGGTTTATCAGGAACACTACGCGCGCGGGGGCAGTATGGTCTCTGCAGCGGCTGAATTGGGCATCTCAGCTTCTGCACTGCAGCAAAGAACTGCTAAATATCGTGAACATGCTGGAATTCAGATTCAAAAACGAGTTCCACGCACAGTTCGAGAAGATGGGCTCAAAAGAGAGCTTCTAATCCTCGAAAAATCTCTTCAAGGCCAGATGGACCGCTACTTTGGTATCATCATTCAGAGATTAGATGCCATAGAAGCACAGCAGAAGAAGCAACTGGTCGTCAAAGAGTTCTCCCCTTCCCATCGCCGAGTCGCTGACGGTGGGTTGCCCATCAACCAGCAGCGCAAGGCGTTCAAAAGGAAGATGGCCTCATGAATCGTATTCAAGAAGCAATCGCCAAGGTGACTGGGGTTGACACCGAGCTGTATGAGCTTTCGTCCGCCCTGGAAGATGTGACTGGTGAGAACCGTATGCTCGCCAGGCAGATTGAGGACCTGGACTATCTCAATCTGTTCGATATTGGGCGAATCACCGAAGTTATCCCGTCCGGGGACCGAGCTGAGTACATCAAACGACTCCGCCGACTGCGCCAAGAGAACCCGCTAGCTAAGCAGGCAGCTAAGCTAACGATGCGGTTCACGCTTGGAAAGGGCATTCAGTGGGTAGTTCTGCCAGAAGAAGAGGAATTACCTGAAGCTGACGCCGAAGAGCCAGTAAATGACCCAGAAACTGATCAACCAGAGGCTCCCGGCGGAAATCTTGTCCCCATGCGACGGAGGTCGACCCCCGCCACCGAGGAGGAGGAAGACCAAGCTAAGGTTACGATGGAGGACTTCTGGTACGATTCAGATAACCTCCTCGCCCTGACCTCTAGGTCTGGGATGATGGAATGGCTCGATGCCGTCTACACCGATGGCGAGTTCTTCTTCATTTGCGTGATTGGGACCGCCTCTCCGTGGTTAAAGCTCACGGAAATTCCACTGGAAGAGATTAAGCAGACAGTTTATCATCCTGATAATCGCAAGCGACCGATTTTCTACGAGCGAAACTACATTGATATCGTGTTTAATGCTTCCTCTGGGATGTACGAGATTAAGGGCGAGCCCAAAACTACCTTTTACCCTGACTATCGGGTAACTGACGAAGAACTACCTGAGCTATACCGAAAAATCAAGATTCCGGCCGGAAAACGAGCTCCAAAAGAGCAAAAACTCCGCCATAGCTACATCAACCCCCTGAAGACTAAATCTGGTGTTCGGGGTATCTCAGAGCTTTACGCCTCTCGACAGTGGTTCCGCGTCTTCCGTGAGTTCATGGAGAACCGGGCTGCTATCAACGATGCCGCTACATCGATCGCTTTCAAGCGAAAGATTAAGGCAGGACCCACTGGGGTTGCCCAATTCAAGGGTAAGCTCGGTGGGCTCGAAGTCGGTGATGTTGAAGGCTCCGAGATTAGGAAGCTGACTCGACCAGTTCCAGCAGCTGTCTACGACAGCAACCCAGCTGTGGACCTGGATTGGATGAAGACCGACACCGGGGCTCTGAACGCTAAAGAGGATGCTAGGATGCTCCTCATGGCCGCTGGAGCTGGTGTTGGAACTAACATTCACTACTTTGGCGAAGGTGGAGACGCCAACCTAGCAACTGCTCAGGCCATGGAACTGCCCATGGTTAAATCCTACGAGGATTGGCAGCAATGGGTCGAGGATGAGCTTCGAGAGTTCGTTTCCTATGCTTTCAAGCTCGCTTTCGGTGAAGATAACTGGCGCGAGAACTACGAACGAGTTGCATTCCTCTTCCCACCAATCATTTCCCAGGATGTTGTGAAGTATATGACCGCTTGGAGCCAGTTTGTTCAGAATGTGGCTCCAGATAACCAGACAGTGAAGATGCAGGCCGTCCGCGGCGCTCTTTCTGTTATGAACGTCTCCAACATCGACGAACTCATGGAAACCATTGAAGATGAGGAGGCGAGGAACAAAGCTAAGAAAAATGCAGAAGCCGCCGCCCTTGCAGCTAAGTTCAATAACAACCTACCTGTGACTGCTGATGGGAAAAACTCGCCAATCGCGCGCGATGGGTCGGCCAATGCCCTCCCACCCGATGAACAGCGCATGGTCAGTGGGAAAGCACAGCCACAGCGGGTCGGGGTCGGTGGCCGCATCGCTTCCCGTGACTAACAAAAAGTTTAGGCACACCCTTAGAAGAGTTGAGTCAGGTTTATTCATCTGCTCTGCTGGCTGTGGCGTTTTCACGCTAGAAGAAACCGCACGACACGTCGCCCAGAACCAGTACCTGGTTCCCTAACTCCCAAAGATGCAAACCATCGGTGAAGTGCAGTATTCAGATGCACAACGTGAACTAATCTCAGTCTTTCTTGAACAATCTGGGTATGGAGAACGAGACCTCCTTTCTCTCAATTTCTCTACTCGGCTGTTCATGACAAGAAATGGGGGTAGATATCAACTTAAAGGAGATACTTCGAATTTGATCGTGAAATGGCTATCAGGGCCGCCGGTTGATCCAGAGTACCGGCTTTAGGAGAACCAATGACCGCAACTCGTGAAGAGACCCTGCTCAAGAAGTTCCTCGAGGCCACTGGCTACGAGAAGGACGACGTTCTTGCATTGAACGCAACTAACCTCACAGTGGTCACGCAGTTTGGCAACAAGTTCATTCTTCAGAAGGGGAAGTTCCGGCGTCTGCAGGGACCGCCCTCGCCAGTGGAGGCGAAGGAGGGGTAATGCCATTCGCAGACTACAAAGATTTCGACGATTGCGTTGCTAAGAATAAGGACAAAGAAGATCCAGCTGCCTATTGCGCAGCGATCAAGCAAAAGGCGGAATCTGAGGAGGGCCGCGAACATGTAGTTAGTGACCTCTTTGAGGCTGTTGAGACCGACTTCTCAACAGACGAAAGCACTGGTCAGCTCCGGTCGACGAATGTTATCATTCGAGCTGGGCGGTCCAAGAATAACCGAGAATACCGAGAGTCTGCGCTTCGTACAGCCGGTGCCAAGGGCCTCTTCAACGGGGTTCGCATGTTCATTGATCATCGCAGGGGTACGTTACCATCCCAGCGATCTGTCAATGAAATGGTTGCCGCTATCGAGAAGTCGTGGTACGACGAATCGAAGAAATCCATCATTGGCGATGTCGTTTACTTCGATAGACCGTTCTATGATAAAGCGAAGTTGGCACAGGGGTTTCTCGGGAATTCAATCAGCGCTTTAGTTCGCGGCACCAGGGTTAAAGATTCTACTGGTACATTCTACGAAGATATCTCGGAAATCGTCCGGCCGAAGTCGGTTGACTGGGTGATCTTTCCGGCAGCTGGAGGCGGGGTAGAGAGCTTCGCTACAGAAGGAGAAGATCAAGTGGATTTTGAAAACCTCACACTTGAGGAGCTGGAGGCAGGTGCGCCCCAGCTAGTGGAGAGCATCAAGATCAAATACGCACCTACTCTCCCCGCTAATCCACCCAAGGATGAGCCGGAGATGGTTTCGATGGAAGCCGTCGAGGCCCTTGTGGAGAAGAAGCTAGGCGAGCGGCTTCAGTCAATTGAGGCCACCGAGGCCGAGCAGGCCAAGATTCGCGAGCACATTGGGAAGGCAGCTCTCCCCGAGCGTACTCGCGCCCGTCTCATGGTTCAGTTCCAGACGGCAACTACTTTCGACGCTGTGAAGGTTGACGAGGCCATTACAGACGCTCGCGAGGAGCTCAAGGCTGCTGGCGCCGGTCCCAAGATCGAAGGTCAGGGACCCAGTGGCGATCCTACGACTCCGAAGGCTACGGTTAGGCGCGCTTCGGAAGCTGTTGAGTCCGCGTTCGGATTCACTAAGTAAGCTGGAGAACTAAACAATGGCTACTACGTTCGTTCATGCCGGTCGCCGACGCCAGGTGGTTTCGGCTCAGCTTCACAAGGCCGGCGATCTGGTTTACTATGATGGTTGGTTTGGCGTTGTTCAGGATAATGTGAAGACCGTCGGTGACGTTCTGACCATTATCTGTGAAGGCGTCTGGGACCTCCCCCGTGGTGCCATCGCCGCCGTTGGTGGGCAGGGGGTTCGCCTCTACGCCTATCCTACGACTCAGGCGACTACTCTCCAGCTGTGGGCCTCGTGGGCTTCTGGCGCGTTGCCAATCGGTCGCTCCTGGGCTTCGATCGCTACCGCCTCCATTAAGACCCAGCTCTTCAACCCGAACGCCTACCTTGGCGCCTCCGGAATCTAAGAGGGAGTACGATGCCGTCTACGATTGGTTTGCCTGACGGGAAGCGCGTCCGTCTTTTTGACGCGTACATGGAGCTCCGTGAGGATCTCCACAATGGCATCCTCGATGCCGAAGAGGCGATGTCGGTTTCGGACTTCCCGACCTACATTACCAAGCTCGTTCGTCATGCTTTCCTGGCTCGCTTTAACGAGATTCAGGGAGTCTGGTCGCAGTATACTCGTGATTTCTCTGTTGAGGACTTCGAGGAGTATACTTCGAGCCGGTTCGGTCGCCTGCCGGATGTTCCGGAGCGAGCAGCTAACGCCCCTTACGATCAGGTGGCTCTGCGTGAATTCGACGCTGAGAAGATCCGCCTGAAGGAGTGGGGGTATGGATTTGCCGTCACCCGCCGGCTGATCCTGGCTGATCGTCTGAATAAGATCCAGGAGCTTCCTGGCTTGGCCGCCGAGGCTCTCGCGCGGACGATGTCCAAGAAGGCCGCCATCGATGCTTTCCAGTCCAACCCGACGATGTACGACGGGTATGCTCTGTTTAGCACCGAGCACAAGAACCTTAACAGCGTTGGGCTCTCGGCTGATATTGCTGGCGCCCTCGTTGTGAAGAATGTGGACCTCAAGTTCGACGATCAGGTTGACGATGAGGGTTACCCCATCGTCACACCTGGTGGTCGTACGCTCATCATCCCGTCTGAACTTCGCTACGTGGCGAAGGCTCTGAATGAGAATGAGCTGCTTCCGAATGGTGCTTCGGCTCTGGAAGTTAACCAGGTCCGTGGTCTGTTCTCGAACATCATCCTCGAGCCTTACTTCACAGATGCCACCAACTGGTATCTAGCCGCAGATCCTACCGGCGCCTTCGCGTTCCTGGCGGCTATCAACCTGAACGGAAACACGACTCCGTTCATCGGCCTCAAGGACCCCGGCGTTCGTGGCGTTCTGGGTGGGGACGATCCCTACTCCTTCGAGTTCGACGAGATTGAGTGGAAGCTGCGGCACGACTTCAACTTCAAGCCAGTTGAGTGGCGTGGCGTTCAGGGGGCGATCGTCACCTAAGTCTCTTCCAGTTTGAATGTGCTGAAATATGTTGCACTAAGGAAGGCGGCAACTTTCCGTGTCTACTATCTCTCTTGGGATGATTGTCCGGGATGAGGGCAGAACGCTTCGACAATGTTTGGAAAGCGTAGCCCCATATGTCGATCAAATCGTCATTGGGCTAGGTGGAAAATCCACAGACGACACTGAAGCGATCGCGCGCGAGTTCACGGACACGGTTATCCAGCTCCAGTGGAAGGATGACTTCTCTGTTGCACGGCAAGAAGTCCTTGATCTTTGCACTGGGGATTATTTCCTGTGGTTAGACGGCGATGATGTTCTCTATGGTGGGGAATATCTTCGTCGTCTACCGCAGGATTTGCCGCAAGTTGATGCTTTCTTCTTCGGTTACGACTATGCGCGTGATGAAGAGGGCCGGAACACTTGTTACTTGATTCGGGAACGCCTTATTCGCATTGATGCCGCACATCAATGGAAGTGGAAGTCCCGAATTCATGAAGTGTTGATTCCGGTTGACTTTGAACCAGTCAACTTGTTCATCGATAACATTCTCATTAAGCACTTTAAACCCGCTGACAAGCACGAACCAGATCGTAATCTAAAGCTGCTCTACCGTGACCTCGAGGAGCAGGAACCTAACCCAGATCCCCGTTTGCTAGTGTATCTGGGTTCCGAGAATGCACTTCGTGGAAACCTAAAGGAAGCCCTCCTTCATTGGCAGCGGTTTGTGCAGTTGTCCGGATGGGATGAAGAAAAGTATCAAACCCTCCACAAGATGGGTGATGCTTATCGAACTCTTGGAGATTACCAAAAGTCGATTGAGGCTAACTACAAGGCAATTGAACTTCTCCCAGAGCATCCGGATGCATGGTTAGGGTTGGCAGAAGTCTACTACTCGATGCAAAACTATCGTGCTGCTATCGAGTACACGCGTATTGGGGTTTCGAAGCCTAAACCCCAAACAATGCTCATTGTCAATCCTGATGATTACACCTATTACCCAGCGGTAATCCTTGGTCTTTCATACGTGGGTATTAGGGATTGGAATCTAGCACTTGCTCAGTTCACCCAAGCCTATAAACTGAAGCAGGACGCTACTATCTACCAGCAGATCCTCCTTCTTCAGGAAGAAATTGAACTGCAAGCAGTAGTTAGTTCGTTTTTGACGCTGCGCGAACATCTTGGTAAGAACGATGAGTGGTTAAAGATTCGCAAGCTTTATGATGTAGTTCCAAAATTAGTGGAACAGCATCCAGCGATCCAAGAGACTTGGCAGCGATCGATGCGGCAGACCGCTCACCTCGTTAATCCAAGCTTAGTTAAACAAATCTATTCAGAGAACCACGAGTGGTTCCCAATCG